GCTGACTCTTGACCGATTGTATTTTTTTCCGATTTTTCGAAACTGCAAATGCGCAATAAATCCGGCCGATTTGGGTTTGACAGCGATGGCAAAACGGCGCGACATTGGCTGCATGGAACTGGACCTGGACTACATGACCGAAGCGCAGCGCGCGCGGTTTGAACTTTTGGTGAAGCAATGGAGCGCCTACAAAACCTTGAACGTGGACGATTACGCACGGATGGAAATGCTAGCGTGCATCATGGAGGAAATGCGCGGCCTGCAGAAGTACGTGAACCGCATGGGGACCACCTACGAAGTGATTGCCACCAGCGGCGATGTGCAGACACGGCCGCGTCCGGAATACCAACAGCTGGTGGATTTGCGCGCACGGTTGGGCGTGATCATGAACGCGCTGAAGAAAAACGCGGCGCTGCCGGAAGACGAACTGTCGGAATTCCTGCAGGCGTGACCGTTCAACCCGATGGCAGTTGGTACGATGCCGAAGCAGCTGAACGGGTTATCACCTTCATCGAATCATTTTGCACCCACGTCAAAGGCCACCAGGGTGCGTTCCTGCTCGAACCGTGGCAGAAAGACGACATCATCCGGCCGCTGTTTGGGTGGAAACGTGCCGACGGCACACGCAAATACCGTACGTGCTACATTGAAATCCCGCGGAAAAACGGCAAATCAAACCTGACGGCCGCCATCGCATTGTACCTGTTGATTGCCGAACAGGAAGCCGGCGCGGAAATCATCAGCGCGGCCGGCGACCGTAACCAGGCGCGCATCGTCTTCGACATCGCCGCCGGCATGATTCAGCAGAACAAAGCCCTGGCCGGCCGGTGCCGGGTGCTGCAGCATGCCATCCATTTCAAAACCGGGTTCTACAAATCCATCAGCGCAGAGGCGCGCACGAAACACGGTTTCAACTGTTCGGCCGTGCTGTTCGATGAGCTGCACACGCAGCGCGACCGTGAACTGTACGACGTGCTGACGACGTCGGTGGCGGCGCGCGCGCAACCGCTGATCATCATGCTGACCACCGCCGGCCACGATGTGAACAGCATCTGTTATGAGGTGCATGACTACGCCGAACGGGTGGCCAAAGGCGAAGTAGACGACCCAACGTTCCTGCCGGTTTTGTACCGTGCCACACGCGAAGATGACTGGACGAAGGAAGAAACATGGCGCAAAGCCAATCCCGGATTTGGGACCATCTGCCGTGCCGAATACTTCGAACAGGAAGTGCGCAAATGCCAGGCGAATCCGGCGCTGCTGAACACGTTCCTGCGCCTACACCTGAACATATGGACGCAAAGCGAAACGGCATGGATCAGCGACGACGAATGGATGCGCGGCCGTGGCGAACTGCCGGATGACGATTACCTGGCAACCCTGCCGTGCTTCGGCGGGATGGACTTGGCGGCCACACGCGACCTGACGGCGTTCGCGCTCATGTTCCACGACGAAAAGAAAAAACGGTACTACCTGAAGGTACACCAGTTCCTGCCGGAAGCACGGGCGGCGACACGCAACGCAGAGCACGTGGACTACAGGCGATTTGAACGCGATGGCGATTTGACCATCACGCCAGGCAATGCGATGGACATGCGCTACATCCGCGATTACATCATCCGGCAGGCGGACAAATACCAAATCCATTCGGTAGCATTCGACCGGAAGTTCAGCACCTACATCGTGCCGGAGCTGGTGGATGCCGGCATCGAAATGACGCCGTTTGGTCAGGGGTTCTACGACATGAGCTACCCCACCAAAATGTTTGAAATCGAAGTCATCGAAGGCAACATCATCCACGGCGGCAACGCATGCTTGCGCTACCAAATGGGTTGCGTACGCATCGACCGGGATCCGGCGGACAACATCAAGGTAACGAAGAACAGGAACAAAAATGGACAGCAGGTGGATGGGGTCGTCGCATCTATCATGGCGTTTGGCAACCTGCTGAACAACACCGACACAGGGGACGAAATATTCGAGGTGGTAACGCTGTAAACTGACCTGCGTACATTCGCAGCATGTTCGAACGCATCAAAGCCCTGTTTACGACACGCGCACGTGTGGCGTACACAGGCAGCAACGAATTTTGGAACAGCACGGCCTACACCATGCGCACACGTTCGGGTGCTATGGTAGGCAAGGAAAATGCGATGACGGTGGCGACGGTGTACGCATGCGTGCGCGCCATTTCGCAGACGCTGGGCTACATGAACCTGAACGTGCTGGAACGCATCGACAGCGGCCGGCGCCTGGCGTTCAACCATCCGGCACACCAGCTGTGCGCGATCCGGCCAAACGAATATCAGACGCCGTACGAATTTTGGGAATCCATCACGGCCATGGCTATCGTCTACGGCCGTGCGTTTGCACACATCCAGCGCAACCCGTTCGACGGCCGGCCGACGGCGCTGCACATCCTGCACACGAACGATTGCCAAATGATGAACCTGAATGGCATGCTGTTCGTGCGCCATTCGGAACTGGGTGATATCAAATACGAAGACGTTTTCAGCGTCAGCTGCATGAATGGCAAATCGCCTATTGAGCTGCACGCGGAAAACATCGGCATCGCAAAGGCGGCCGAAAACTATGGCGCGGATTTCTTTGGATCTGACGGCAGCATGCTGGGCATCCTGTCGACGGACAACCCAATCAAAAACGAACAGATGGACGCCGTGCGCCGTTCGTGGCAAACCGGCGGTGTGGGTGTGAAGGTTCTGCCGTTCGGATTCAAATACCAGCAGATTTCGCTACCGCCGGAACAGGCGCAGTTCCTTCAGACACGCCGCTATTCGGATGAAACCATCTGCACCATCATGGGCGTTCCGCCGCAGATTGTAGGTGTGAACACGCAGACGACGTTCAGCAACACGGAAGAACAGGGCCGCAACTTCGCGCGCCACACCATCGTGCCGTGGGCCACACGCATCGAACAGGAAGTGAACCTGAAGCTGATTGCCGAATTTGAGCGCGAAGATTTCTTCGCCAAATTCAACATGCAGGATTTGATGCGCGGCGACACGAAGGCGCGCAGCGAATTCTACCACCAAATGCTGACCGACGGCGTGTTCACCATCAACGAAGTGCGGCGCCAGGAGGACTACAACACCATCGGCGCGGCCGGCGATATGCACCTGGTGCAGGTGAATCAGATGGACCTGAAATCTATGGCGGACTACAGCACCAAAATCAGCAGCACGGAAGCGCCGTAGTGTATCATAAAACGAACCCAATGGAAGACAACGCACAAAATCACGAATATATCGCACGCAACATGTACGGTCCCGATGTGGAACTGCGCAACATCGAAGTGCGTGCCGAAGGCGAAATGACCATCACCGGCTATGCATCGGTGTATGACGACCAATACGATTTGGGATACTTCACCGAACGTGTGGCGCCAGGTGCATTTGACGGCCGGCTGGATGACGACGTTCGGCTGCTCATCAACCACGAAGGCATGCCGTTGGCACGCACGACGAACGGCACGCTGGAACTCACCACCGACGGGCGCGGCCTGTTTTACCGGGCGCAGCTGGCGGACACGCAGGAAGGCCGCGACCTGTACAAACTCATCCAGCGCGGCGACATCACGCAATCATCGTTTGCCTTCACCATCGACGAAGACGAATGGACGGCGGATCGGAAGCTGCGCACCATCAAACGTGTAGGCCGCCTGTACGACGTCAGCCCGGTGACCTACCCGGCCTCACCTACCACCACCGTTCAGGCGCGCGCTATGGCGGCCGGCCTGCTCGATGAGGAACGCGCGGAGCAGGTGCAGGTGACTGTGCAGGTGACCGTAACGGAAATGCCGGAGGAACCGCACGTGGAGGAAACGCCGGCGCAGGAACCATCAGAAACCGATTCCTTGAACCTTAATACCTTTGAACGCAACAAACCATTTGCTGATATGAAACTCAATGATCTTAAGGCGCTGCGGGCGTCTAAAATTGCACAGCTGAAGGCGTTGGCCGAATCAGCTGATTTGATGCAGCGCGGCCTGTCCGATGCTGAAGAAACCACCGTCGACACCATCAACGCAGAGGTGGCAGAACTGGACACCAAAATCGAACGTGCCGAGAAGTTGGAAGCACAGGTGATGCGCGCAGCATACAGCGCCGCAACGCCGCAGCCGGAAGTGATGGAGCAATCCAAAATCACGCAGCGTTACAGCATCAGCAAGCTGGTGCGCGAAGCGATGACCGGCCGCCTCACCGGTTTGGAAGCAGAGATGTCGCAGGAAGCTGCGTCTGATTTGAAAAACGCCGGCGTAGGTGTACGCGGTTTGGCGCAAATCCCGGGGTTCATTCTGCGGAACACGTCGACCATTGGCGGCACGAACGTCCCTGGTCAATCCAACGTCAACGTGTTGGAAGCGTTGGTGCCGACGCCGATTCTCGAACAGGCTGGCGCAAACGTCCTGCGCGGATTGGCAGGCAACATCAACCTGCCTTCGCTGAATGACGGCACGGACATCATCAACGAAACGGCATCGGCAACGGGTGCAGCGGCCATCGCCGCACGCCAGCTGTCGCCGCAGCGTGTGGCTTCGCGCATCGACATCACGAACGAATTGCTGGCTGCGATGAACCAAAGCATCGATGCCACCGTTCAGCGTCAGTTCGCACGGGCATCGGCTGCGCAGATTGATGAAATGTTCCTGGTGAAGGTCATCGCTGCAGCTGCATCTACGTTCGTGAAGCGTAACGAAACCGCAGCAGCTACGGTGGCTGGTTTGACGTCGCAGGTGGCATCAGGCCTCATCGGCGCATTGGGCAACGCGAACGCACTTACCAACAGCACGGCGTTCATCACGTCGCACGGCCTGTTGGCTACGGCGCGCTACACCCCGACCGTCAGCGGCGGTGCTATTCCAATCATGCAGGACAACGCCATCTTCGGATACCAGGCGTTTGGCACGTCGCTCGCTGCAGCCGGCCTGATCACGGACGCATCTTACGACATCTACAGCGAAGTGTACGCCAACACGACGGCAGCCACCGCGCTGAACAACGAAGCCGATTTGGTTCCGATTGTGATTGCAAACATGGAGAATTGCTACGTGGCATACTGGGGTGGCGGCGCGGCCGATTTGGTCATCGACCCGTACACCTTGGCAGCTACCGGCATCACGCGGTTGATCTTGAACATGTACGCTGATGCGGATTTCGCCCACACCGGCGACGTCCGTTTCACGGTTGGTGCCTGATTCTACTGAACGAAATGGAAGCCCGGACCCCTACGGTCCGGGTTTCCTATTTTTGGCCTATGGCAATGCGTTACACACGGGCGGCAGAACCCACGGACACGAACTTCATTTCGCTGGCGAACCTGAAGAACTACCTGCGAATTGACACCAGCGACGATGACACGGTGCTGGGGCATCTGCTGACGGCCGCACGCCAGGCGTGCGAAGAATACACCGGCCGGCTGTTGGGTTCGGGGACCGTCACATACTACATGGACAGTTTCGAGGACAGCAGCTTCATCGCAGGCCCGGTGACAGCCATCAGCAGCGTGACATATTACGACATCGACAACGTGCTGCAGACGCTGTCCACATCCCGATGGTATGCCGATTTGGTCAGCTCACCACAGCGCATCGCCTTTGACGCGCCGCCGGCCGTGTTCCTTGAACGCTACGGCCAGGTAATCATCACGACCACCGCAGGACACAGCACCGTGCCTGGTCCTATCCTGCAGGCCATGCGCATGCTGTCCGCCCATTTCTACGATAACCGCCAGGCCGTCATCACAGGAACCATCGCTACCGAAATGCCGTTGGCTGTGCATGCGCTGCTGGCACCTTACCGGGTTTACGCATGAGACCGGGACGCATGGATCGGCGTGTGGTCATACAACAGCCCACCGCCACGAAGGATGATTGGAACTACGATGCCATCGCCTGGACGACGTTTGCCACGGTGTGGGCCACGAAGCTGGACAAAGGGGCAGGCGAAACGGTGGAAGCCAACCGGCAGACGGCCATCAACCGCACGCAGTTCACCATCCGCTACCTGTCGGGCGTGAATGCCACGATGCGCGTTTCATACGGCGGCCTGTTGTACTACATCGTCGGTGTGGAAGAACTGGGCCGGCGCGAAGGTCAAATCCTGTACACAGAGCTGCGCAACTGATGATCCAATTCAAAGTAGACGACAAAACATTCAAGCAGCTGGAATCGGCGCTGAAGGATTTGCCGGAAGAAATGCGGCGCAAACCTGTGCAGGAAGCGTTTATGAAGGCGGCGCAGGAACTGAAGAAAGAAGCTGTAAGTATCGGAAAGCAGCTGGCCGATTCCGGCAGCTGGGCAAAGGCGCAGCAGGTCGTGCGTGGCCGTCAGCAAGAATTTGGCCCTTACGCCGTAGTGCGTACGGCAAACAGGCAATTCAGTATCACCAAACGCGCGCCGCATATGTCACAGGCGGCGCCGGCCATCGCAAACCCAAACAAATACAATCACCTGTTGCAGCAGGGTAGCAAAGCGGGATTGCGCATCGGCGGTTTGGGCAAAGTAGCTGGCACACGTCGTCGCCGTAGATACACGTTTGGCAAGAAAGACGGCCGGCGTTTGACTGGCAAAGGCGGATTCGTGGTGAAGAATTCCAAAACAGGATACCTGCACCGCATTGCCGGCATCAAGCACCCTGGCTTTGGTGGGCATGACATCTACGGCCAGGTGATGGACAAAAAAACCGATGCGGCCGTGAACCGATTTGAACAGCAGTTCACGCCTATCATTGACAGATTCAAACGCAAACACGGGTTCGCATGATCAACCTAATCATAGACATCCTGAAGGCGGACGCCAACGTCGTCGCCATCACCACTGCGAACCGTATATACCCGCTGTCGAGGTTGGAAGGCGCGACCATTCCGGCCATCGTCGTGCAGCTGACCGGCACCGACCCTGCCGACACGCACGACACCACCAGCAACATGGACACGCACACCGTGGAAGTGACCGTCATCGAGGACAAACCGAAAGACGCAAATGCTTTGGCGGTGCTGGTGCGCGCGGCGCTGGATGGCTATTCAGGAAACAACATCGCGGAAATCCGTTTCGTGAACCAGGCCACCGACGTGTTCGAAGCCACCGACCTGTTCACGCAGTCCATGATTTATGAAGTGCGCATGTCGCGCGACAACATCACGGTGCCACAGGCGCTGGCCGATTTGGGTGCGCTGTACTTGGACGACGTCACCGATGTGGAAGCAACGTCGCCGCTGAACTACAGCCGGCTGGAATTTAACACCGGCTATTGGTTTGCCACGCGGAACCTGAACATATATGGTGCGGTGTACAGCGAACCGAGGGTGATTACGTTAGATGGCGGCGAAACGTTGTCAGTAGCATCCGATGATCACCTGATATTCTTGAATTACAAAATTGCATCCGGCAGCTATACGGCGGACATCTACTTGCCGGCAGCAGGTTTCAGTTCCGGCCGCGAAATTCGTCTGAAGACAGGACCGAACCTGTCGAACCAAAGGACGGTGGTGCTGCGTCCAAACGCCGGCGACAGCGGCGTCACCATCGACGGCAGCGCATCGGCTACGATGGATCGTGCATACGATGGTATAACCGTCCATTGCATCGCCGGCCAATGGTATATCACACAGCGCAAATCGAAATGAAGGTCGCCATACATTTTCCCGTTTGGAAGCGAATCAAAATTCGCAACATCGCCATGGATGCGCTGGACCGGGTGCGCGGCCAGCTGCTGCGCCACGGCATCGAAACGCAGGTGTGCGTCATCGGCGACGACCCCGGCCTGGCGGCCGTATGCAAGAAACGCGATTACCACCACTACGAATGCAGCAACCATCCTGTAGGACGCAAATTCGAAATGGGCGCACGCCACATGCTGCGCCACATGGAATTTGACTATTTCATGGAATACTGCAGCGACAACATTTTGCGCAATGACTGGGCCGACCTGATGGCAAAGGAACTGAAGGCCGGCCGCGCATGGGTGGCGCACAACCAATTCTACATCGTCGATTCGAAGACAGGCAGCACGCACATATTTGCCAACCGTGGGCAATCCAACGTAGGCCGATGCACGAAACGCTACCTGCTCGAACACGCGCAGAAACATCTGAACCGGTGCTACGATTACGACCTGATGTCCGGCATGGACGCATCGTTCCGCACAAACATCAGCCGATGCACCGACCAATTGACCTACCTACTGAAGACAGAAACGCCGCTGATTGTGGATTTAAAATCCGATGTGAACATCAACACGTTCCACGGATTCGCGCGGAAACCGGACCGATTTCCACCCACAAATGTGGTCGGCGATTTTCCCGAACTTCACCAACTGAAACCCTTTGAAATTT